TATAAGCCGTCTCTGAGTTTCCAAAGATGCTCTTGCTCTTCTGGTGGTCTGGCTGGTGAGCCTTCCCAGTATCTGATTCGATATGCAACACACTCATATAATAGTCTTATTTGTGCGATGTCCATATCGAACGTGTAGTCCGGTGTGTTTTCTTCCATTACATACCCATACCTGCTTGGAACTTGAGATAGTCAACGCTATTCTTAATCTGATATCCACGATTATGAATCATACGTAGGATGTCCTCTAAGTAATCAAGCATTACATCATAATACTCTACCTTGAGTCTGATCTTGGATAGCTTCTCATCTGAGTTGAGATGAAGAGACATTGATTCTTTGTCTCGAACTTTATATGGAAATGGCTCCTCAACGTAAGCTTCAGCCGGTGCTTTACCACTGTAATAGTTATACCGGTCAAGTCGTGTCTTGTTTAGAGTATCTAAACTTTTAGTCTTCAACAACTTGATAGTCGTATACAGTGTGTAGTACTTTTGGTGTAGCTGTGGAATCTTCAATGATTCATCGTGTAGGTTATCCATATCCATACGGGAATCTACTTCCCACATTTCCTGGATTTTTTCTAGATTCATCGCAACAATGCTTGGTTTACATAGTCAGGGGATAGTTCCTTACCATCTTTATCTAAAATCTGGAAGTACAGATAGTTGAATGTTACATTAGCAGTTAGATAGTTGATATCTGTATCTGTTGCTGTAAATTCAAGTGTAGATAGAGTAGTTGGGTATAGGTCCCAGAACTTTACTTGAGCAATTGTGTTGTAATTGCTGTTGAGCACCTTGAGTGTAGCATCACTATACTGTAATTTCAAGTCTCTTTGTCCAGTTTCGTCAGTGGTCCAATCAACAAACTGCTGCATTGACTCGGGGAAACCAAGACCTGTGATCCAGTTGTGGATCAGTGTATAGTTCAGCATATCCTCGTCTACTAAGAACTGGATGGGTAGCTCACCATACTCAACACGATCACCTGGGTGCATCAGTGACTTGAGGTAGTTTGCTTGCTCTGCACCACCAATTGAGATTTCTGGAATAGAAGCACTATTACTGAAAAAAGAAACCTTTGGGAATCTAGCAATACTGAAATCAAAACCAATAGGACTCATATAGTTCCTATTACCTAGTTGTTTATAATAAATGTTGGGCACATCGTCACCAGTTGCTTCATCTATATTTAGAGACAAAAAAAAGACCCCCCATTGCTGGGAGGTCTTAAACTCGTCGGAGTTTTTGGAAAGGTTGGGTGCCCCCCGAAGGGGGCAGTGTATCACATTAGGTTTGCAACCTGAACGCGACGGTAGTAGACGTTGGTGTTTGTAGCCAAACGTCCGAGACCACCACCACCTAGGAGAGGATCGGCTGCGCCTTCTGCGAAGGGGTTAGCGACCATGCCGTAGCGGGTCTTGAAGCCGATACGAGGCTGGAAGCTGTCCTGACCAACTGCACGAACCATCTGAAGAGGAACGTAAGGGCAGTAGAATAGACCAGCGTCATAAGGTGAAGAACCTTTGTAGCCCATAACGTAGTACTGCTGTGAGGATACGTTAGCGGCATAAGGATCGATGTAGACCTTGTACTTGCCTTGTAGTGTACCAGCGAAGGTGTTGCCGGTGTCGTCAACGTTGAGGTTAGCGTTGAGTGCAGGGGTGTAATCAAGTACACCAGCCATGGTTAGAGCGGATGCAACGTCTGCTGAACAGACGATGATGTTGCCCTTCCCGCGACGTGTTTGCTGCGCGATTGCGTTAGCGTCTCTTTCCATCTGGAAAATAAGACCCTTGAACTTCTCAACTGACCAACGACCGTTGGAGTCAACGTCAAGGTCAAAGATGCCCTTGGTTGCAACGTTAGCTTGAGCACCAGGAACGGCTGTCTTGTAGATTGTACGGACAACTTCGCGGTTGATTTCAGCTAGGATCTCAGAGGAGAGGATGTTAGCTAGCTCAGCTTCTGCATTTAGACCGTGGATAGCCTTGAGGTCTTGTGCAAGCTCCATGCTGTACTGAGCCTTGAGCGCACGGCTCTTAGCAGTAACAGTGACCTTCTCGATTGAGAAGCCCATTTCGCGGAACTCTTCGCCAGTTGGGGTGCCGAGTGCCTCAGCTTCCCATGTGCCCATGCCTTGACCAGCGTTATACTCTTGCTGGTTTAGAGGAGCACCTGTTGTTGGGTTCAATAGACCGGGGTTAGTACCACGCTGGGTACCGGTGGTTCCTAGACCGACTTCAACGCTCTCGCTGTTTTGAACGTAGAGTGCAGAGCCGTCCTGAGGACCGCCTGAATAAGCAGAATCGACTTCGTTGTAGAAGGTCTCAGGACCATTCTGACCTTCGTAGCGGCTACGCATTGCGAAGATTAGACCTGTAGGACCGTTCATTGGCTGAACACCACATAGGTCGTATGCCATTAGGTTAGGCATTGAACGACGGATGAGGCTGATTAGAACAGGATCGAAACCAGCTACTGGACCTTCTGCTGCTGCGTTAGCAGAGAAACCAGCGGCACCGGCTGCGGACTGTGTTGTGATTGGTGTTTCGGAGAGGAAAGCACGCTCTTCGGAGATGGCGACTTCCTGGTTCTCAAGGAGTTGTGCGGTTACTGCACGCTTATGAGCGTCCTTGATACCACCTTCGTGGTCCAATACAGGAGACCACTTCTCCATTAGTTGTTCGGCGTTTGCGTTGTTATACATTGGGGATAATCCTTTTTGGTGAAAAATGGTAAGTTTGATCTAATGATCTAAAATTCACTTTTTAGAAACTCTGTCGAGAGCTTGTAAATATGACATCATTGAACCAGAAACATCAGTGTGCTTCGCTTCAGATGTACCGACTTCTTCGGTTAGGTCCTCGACACTGTTTCTTGTCGAGACGGTAGTATTACGGCTAGGGAAATAGCTTTCCTTTAGCGATTCTAGCTTCTCGCGATAACCTGTTTCACTATCAAACTCAACAGATTCAGCAAGGGCGGATAGCTTGTCCTTTTGGGTTTCAGCTAGTCCCTCGGAAACTTCAAAGAAGATTCCTTCTGCAACAACGGTGCCTAAACGATTGTTTAGTCCGACGTTACGCTCGATCTGCTCGTTGAGCTTTGATTCCATTTCATCAAGTTTTTCAACCATGGACTCAACCACGTCGAAACGCTCCTCAGGAATAGCAACGTAGTGCTCTGAGAATAGTGAGTGCATACCTTGTAGGAATGACTCGGTCATTTCGGTGCGGAGACCATGTTCGACGGCGATAGCATTTTCAGCCATCCACTCGTCAGCTACGTACTCTAGGTAAGCGTCTACACGCTCACTTAGGCTTGTACGAACAGCAGATAGTTCTTCAACTAGCTTCTCTTCGTATGTTGCTTGTAGCTCTTCTTTGACGATAGCGACTTTGTTACGGATAGCGGCTTCGAAGATGGTGCGAGCTTTGCTCTGGAACTCTTCAGAGAGATCCTCACCACTTAGAAGGGCAGTAACGTCCTCTTCAATATCAAATTCAGCGATCTCAAGATCCTCTTCGGAAATGATTTCTTCTGATTCGATCTCAGTCTCTTCCTTGCGGGTAGAGCCTGGGACTACTGAAGCGGGTACCTTTTCGGCTGATGAACCAGCAGAGCGACTATCAGTAGAACCACCAGCGTTGCCGCCAGGAACTACTTTAGCGTCTACCTTTTCCATACCATCTGCTGCTGCGGCACCTTTATTTACTACATCCTTAACTTGCTTAAGGGGAGCAGCGGCATCGTTGAGCTTTGCAGGACCGTCCGGTTCATTAGTATAGTTCTCGGGGGTTGGACCACCGAGATCTGTAATTGATTGTCCGGGAACTACGCTGGTTGGAACCTTTTCCATTGGTTCAGCAGCCTTAGCACCTTTCGTTACTACGTTTTCCATGTCTTGTAAAAATTAGTTGCTACCGACGAGTAAAATGATCTATAAACTGTATAAATCTATATTTATTTATACGATTTATAGATTGGACAAAAATTGGCTGAATAGCTCCATTTTCTTTTCTTGTAGATCTCTTGCTGCTACTGCCTTTTCTATAGTAGACTGGATGGCATCGATCTGTTGTTCTTTTAGAGTGCCGTTCACATAAACCCACTCTTTGCCTTCCATAATGCCTTGAACAAAAGCATCAGGCGCACTTGGATCAGCTACAATATCAGCAGCGGTGGCGAGCATAAAATCTTCACCAACGAGCTTGTAACCGCCACGTGTTTCGGATAATGATCCAATACCACGAGAAGAAACGCCAAGAGTAACCCCCTCATCAATAAGGTTCTTGGCTATCTTACCCATAGGGGTTTCTAGAAGCTTGGCTTTACCAATAAAGTTGTTTCCTTCCTGACGGAGAGAAACAATCTTGTGTGATACACGGTCAAGGTTTA